TAAATCTATATTGACGTCCATCAATATCAGTATAAAAATCATTCTCTGAATTTAATTGATTTTCAATCTCTTTAACCTCATCTCTGTCAATATCTAAATCTAATTGTTCTTTAATAAATTCTAAAATCTGTCTTGTTATCATTTTGTCTTTGTTTTTAATTACACTACAAATATAAAACAAATAAATGTAACTGCCAAACTTATTAACAAAAAAAGTTAATTATTTTTAAATAATAGCGTATTTACCAAAGTTAGGTTTACTCAATACAGAATAAGTTGCGTATCTGACTGCATCAATCGTGTGGTTATTTTTGTCTATTGGTTTGTTTATCATCTTACCACTTCTATCCTCTTGCCATTTGTAGTTTCTAAACTCTTGTATGCAATTATGACTATCTTTCTCTATGTGTATTTTAAAGCGTTTTAAGAGGTCTATACCTGCGTTGATACTATCAGCACCTTTTAAACTTGGTCTTACGTTAAAACCCATTCTACGCAGTTCCTCAATCAATCTTGGTTCAGCACTATCAAAGTAAATCAATTCTCTTTCAATACCTATGTCTTTCCATTTCCTACTAATATCGTAGGTAGTCATCTGTGTTTGGTATATATGTTCTTTTATGTAGAGGTTGTGTTCTTTCTTGTAAACAGAAACTAATGTTGTAGGGTCATTAGAATAACCTGCATCTGCTCCGTAACTTATAAATTCAGCATCGTGTGGTATGTGGTTTACTTCTGTGTAATTAAATATAGTAGCTTTAGATACACCTTTTAAACCTAATCCATAAATTTGCCAATAGGTTTCATCTGTTTCTTTTAAACGTTCTATTTCCTCTGTAATGCTTTTATTAAGGAAGCTATTATCCAAATAAGTAGTAATATAAAAATCGGCATCTTCTCTTGGTATTACCTTGTCATAAATCCAATGGTATTCATCTGATGGATTAAAGTCAAGAATTATTTTATCTTCTGTTCTAAATATTAACTGTTGCCAATCTTCGTAATCTAATTCATTTGCTTCATTTATAAATAGTAGATTTCTTTTTCTACCTCTTACCTTTTGTGGTTGGTCTAAAGATATAAACTCAATAAGGTTTCCGTTTAGCTTATATTCGTGATTAGATTTATTATGATTTTCTTCTGAATAAGATTTATATAATTTCAATATATCTAAAAAATCACGCATAACAGAACTACGAACCGCAGGAAATGTTTTCCGACATATCGTTACAGTCTTACCAGTATTCTCTAAACAGTATTTAAAAATAATATAAAGCAAAATGTTATAGGTCTTTCCACTCCTTGTACCACCTTGCTCTATTGTAATCTTTTTATCTGATTCTAATAAGTGTTCAAAAACAACATTAGTTTTTATCTTCACGCTTTATTATTTCTATTTCAAATTTAGTAGGCATACCATCAGCACCAGTTATCTCTTGTCTTTCTACATAACCTCTATTCTTTCCTTTTGTTTTTAAATAGAAAATAGTTTCAGATGTTTTACCATCTCTTATATTTTCAAACAGTTTACTCTCCACAAAATCTAAAGCAATGTTTTCAATATCCTTTACTTGTTGTGCAAATACCTCATCATCTTTTAACCATTGATAGAATGTTGTTCTTCCTACTCCTACTATCTTACAAGCAGTCGTAACAACTCCCAACGATTTTTCTAACGCTTCTATAATTGCTTTTTTATGGTGTTCGGTTCTGTTTTGATTTTCTTTCATATTATTTCATTTCAAATGATGCAGTTATTCTGTTTTTCGATGTTTGCATATTACCAACAGTAGTTCCTTTTGACTGTGATGATGTTCTTCCAAATCTTGTTGTTATCCATTTATTAGATTTTTTTAAAGCATATATCAAACTTGGAGATGAGGTAACAATATTATATCTATATTTTTCTTTTATATAGTTTTTACCTATTTCTTCTAAAAATTTAATACCAAATCCTGCTCCTTGATAATCTGGTAATATAACTAATCTATGTACTTTTTTAATATTTTTTACTTTTGGATGAGGAAAATGTAAAACACTTAAAAAACCTGCTATCTCATTATTTACAGTTGCTAAATAAACTTGTGCTGCGTTGTTATGACTATGACTTAAATAATGGTGTTTAGCAAACATTCTCCAAATTGATTTGTCTTTTGCTTTGTATATGTTGAATTTAATTTCTGGTCTATTTTTTTTTTGCTCTTCAAAGGATTGAAAAGTCATAGTATCAGTATTAAAAACCCAATCTGGCATTAACCAATCTTCTACATCATAATGACAACCAACTGCTATAAATTGTTTATCGGTTTTCCTTATTGCTTTTTGTATTGCATAACTTCCTATTTTAGCTACATTTCTATCTACAACACTTGTAAACTCATCAAAGACAAACATTTTATTTTCTTCTAATATTGCCCTTGCTAAATCTACTCTCATTTTTTGACCATTAGATAAAACTGAATAAGGTTTTAACCAACTTGGTGGACTTGAAAAACCAACACTATTAAATGCTTTTGTTATTTCATCAACAGAACATTTTTTAGGCATATCATCTAAAATAGTTTCTTTATTATATTCATAAGATGTTATATAAGATTCTGGAAATAATTGTTTTGCAATAGTTGTTTTACCAGTTCCAGATTTACCAACTATCAATCCTATCTTCCAATCAGAACTTAAATCAATTTCTCCTTTAAATTGTTCTGTTATTTTTTCACTCTGTAAATCAAACTTACCAATAATAGATGCAACTCTAAAACTTTTTGGTGCTATTGTTTCTTTTATAATGTCAAAAGTCGGCATATAAATCCTTTGTTTATTAATTCGTTATATAATTTTTCTTGTTCTATTTCATTTTCTAATTCAACTTCTAATCTAAAAGAACTTTCTATATTATCTGATAAATCTTTTTGTTCTTTAATATCTTCTATACTATCTTCAAAAGGTAATAATTCTAAACCCCAATCCTCTAATTGTTGAGTGTTCCATTCATTACCTAAAACATCCCAATCCCATTCTCCAAAACCTACATTATCTTTTACAATAAATTCTCTTTGTTGTTGTTCTGTTAAGTCATCAGCTTTCAAAACCCATACTTCTTTTAGTCCTGCTTCCTTACACGCTTTCAAACGCATATTACCACCAAGTACAACCATATCGCTATTCACTACGATAGGTCTTAACTTTAGCATTTGTGGAAACTCCTTAATTGATTTTACAAGTTTCTTAAATTTGTAATCCTTTATAAATCTTGGATTGTTTTCATTAGGTCTAACCTCTTGAATGTTTATTAGTTGCATATTAGTATATAGTTATTTTTAATTTATTTTAATCTAATTTTAAAAAGTCAGCAGATGCGTGTTCCATAAACCAATCTTTATTGTCTTTGTATTTATCTATTACTGCATCAATCATTACAAGTTCATCTATGTCCGAGTTCTTTATCTTGTTCATTAACGTAGTAATCTTTCTTAATACGTTTGTGGTCATCTCTTGGTTGTTTAGGTAAACAGTATTGTAATCATCTTGTACATAACTCTCTAACATATTTAGAAACTTGTTACCTTGATTCTTTATGTTCTGTCTGTATTTGTTAGTCCCTTGTAAATCTTCTATTGCTTCTATTGTAAGTTGCCCAAGTAATACTACTTTTAAATAATCTAATTGTTTATCGTTTTTCATTTTATTCTGTTTCTATTATTTCATCTATTCTATTCAAACACCTTGCTATAATATCAAACTGCATTTCATTTCTTCTGTTTACTATTTTCTTTTGTTCTTCTGTTAATTCATTTAAGTTATTGTAAATACTTTCTAACTGTGGCAATAATCTTAACACCGCTTCTTTCTTTTTTAATTCTTTTGCTAACTCTCCATTTTTATATTTTAAATAAGAATAGGATTCTTTAGGTAAGTTCTCTACCTTGCCAAAATGTAAATAAGCTTTTTCTAATTCTTCTGTATCTAAATGGTGCAATATATTTTTAAATGCGTGTAGAACAGCACAATGGTCTCGCCCTACTGAAATCCCTATATTAGACAAGCTACATTTAGTTAAATCCCTGCATAGCTTATAGTAAAAAGTTCTTGCATCTACGTACTCTCTTTTTCTTGTATCTTTTTCTATATCTAAATTATAGAGGTTGTTTACATAATCTTTTATAGATTCTATCATTTTTATATCATTCATACTGTTTACTTTAGTTTGTTCTTAATTTTAATAAATTGTAGCACTCTATGTACCTTTGTTTTGCTTTTCCTTTGTGTACTTCTTTAAATAGTTCGTACATCTTTTTTGTGTATTGATAATGACTATTACAATCAGCTAAATACTTTTCAGCAAACTTCTTTCCTTTACCTTTAAAATAGTTTACATTGTCAGCAGTATCTCCTATAATCATTTGCTCATATAGATTGTACATTGCTTCTTCTTCTGTTATATCATATACTACTTTATGCTTGTAGTGATAGTTATACATTAAGCAAGGGAACTGTTTATAATCTTTGTCTATTGATACAATCATAACATCATCCCTACCAAACTCATTAGATAAATCATACCAGTATCTTGCAACCATATCATCTGTTTCTACACCATATCCATAAATAGAATTATGCTTGTCTTTTACGTATGCGTGTACTTCATTTAACAATGGTGGTTTCTGTTGATTGTTTCTATTAGCTTTATACTTCTTTGTTATTAGCTTTCTAAAGTTTCCTAAAGAGCCACTAAATATAAGTACCTTGTCTATCTCATAATGTTCTTCAAGGTCATTTACAATACCCATAAGTTGTTCGTCAAACTTATCAGTTGCATCAGATAGTTTCTCATAATAAGGACTATCATCTGGTGTTAATCTTTTACGATAACAACTTGCGAAGATTAAACTGTCTGCATCTATTAGTAGTATCATAATTATTCGTGTTCTATTTTTCCATTTGGATAAACATACATTCCATCAGTAAAATATAAAGCAGAACCCCTTGAGTATGGACTGTCTTGTAATAATGCTTCATATATTGCCTTACCACTTTCTAATTCTTCTTGAGTATATTTATCTATCATAACATAGATGCGTTAAAACATTCTCTACTGCAATAGCTATGCTCTTTGTCTATTTGAGTTCCACACTCTTGACATTCGTACTCTCTGTCATCTAAATAATCTTCTAAATCGTATTCTAATTGTGTCATCTTTCTATTTTGTTTTTACTTCTTAATAATTCTATTTCTCTGTTTAAATAATCTTGTGCCTTAATTAAGTCAAGTAATTCATCGTGCTTCTTTCCTGCTCTTGCAATATACTTAATTATATTTCCTCTACAAAAGTTTAAATCATAATCTCTTATAACATCTATAATATCATAATCTTTTCCGTTCTCGTAGTGTGGTTGTGTTCCTCTCATAATTAGTTTTCTTTGATTGTAACTATTATTTTTATTACTATTATTATAAATACTGTTATTAATATTCCCATAACTATAATACTTTTACGTTACCATTACTGTAATGCTCACAGATAACTCCAGTTGATAATCTAACAACCTTGTAAGGTTTTAGGTTCTTGTTCTCTTTTCGTTCTTTGATAATTCTTTTAATTGTTTTCATTTGTCTTTGTTTTGGTTTAATTTATACATTCCTAAATCTTGGTCTTGCTTCATCATTTTTGACAATAACCTTTCCGTTCTATTTGGTATTATGAAATTCAAAAACTTATTCCAATATTTTCTAATCTTTCTCATCTTATCTTTGTTTTAAAGGGAGGTGTTACCCTCCCATTTTTATTTATTTATATTTTAGTTAAATCTATTGGGTTTTTATAAACTCTACTACCTACTGCGTGTCCATTATTCCAAAGTTCTTCTCCAGAACCTACACCTACAACTGTGTAATATTCATCATTCTCTTGTACTATCTTTTCAGTGTAAACTGATAAACCTTTTTTGTAAGTTATTGTTTTGTCTTTCCAAATAATTGCATTCATAATTTTGTCTTTAAGTGTTGAGGTTATTTCCTAACTACGCTACAAATATAAAACTTATTTACTTATAAACAAAATTTTTAATAACTTTTTTTTCAATTATTTTTATTTACTAATACTGCTTTACTTTCTTCGAGCAGATAACAAGGTTTTAAAACTTTCTTATTTCCCCACATTGTAGTCTCTGGACAATACTTATTTACTGGCTTTGGCAATTCAATATCATTCAACCAAAACAAATAGTTTGCCTTTGGGTCATTTACAAAGTATAGAGCAACTTTACCAGTATTAATAAGTTTATCGTATTTAAATTTTTCAAGCATCTTGGTATCATAGTGTTTATTTCTAAACTTCATTTCAATAACACAATCTTTCCCTTTAGGAGTTAACCCCTCTGCATCCCAACTCTCTGAACCCTCTCCAGTCCATTTAAGTTCCCATCCATCAAGATTTAATAATTGTACTATTGTTTGTTCTAACTTATGAATTTTGTTTATCATATATTCTATCTATGTCAGCTATCCACATCTTGTAAATCTTACCGTTACAAGTACAAGGTTCT